GTGTTCCGTCGCCAGTAGAGCTTCACGCCTGGTCGGAGTTCATGGGCCCTGTTCCTCCGCGTAGAGGGGTCTATGAGGCTTGTTTCCACTTGGAGCTCCCTGAACCCGTCCAAACTCCTTTTCTCAGTCACACGGGCCTCATCAAGGCTCAGGCTCCCCACCACTTCCTCCTCAGGTGTGAGGATGGTGATATTCGGCTCTGATCGTATCTAGACCACCTCCTCGACGCGCACCCCGCGGATCACAACCCCTGAGGGTGCGGTGATCTCATACTCCCTGGGGAGGGGGAACCATGAGGAGTCCCATGACACTAGGCCCTCGTAGTGGACTCCTTCAGCGTCTGTGATCATCCTCCTCCCTGAATCGATGTATAGGGTGGTTCCTGCGGGGATTCTGGTGAGGAGGAGGATTTTCGCACCGCTCCTGGTCTCTGCGAAGACAGGGTTCTCCACGGCCTCTGTGAAGTAGGCTTCTATGACTGGTTTGGGTGGTGTGAGGCTCCTATGAGTCCCCCTTGGGGGTAGTTCCCGTGGTGGGAGTCTGCCAGCCCCGGAGGGGACTGTGATTTCGCATTCGCATTCATACGCGGATCCTAGGGGCTTTTTCTTCACGGTCTCTGTGAGGATGTAGTCGTAGAGACGGTCATCCCAATCGAATTTCAGTGTTTTGGGGATGGGGAGCCTGTATTCATCCGTCTCATTCGCCAGGAGGTTCTGAAGGTCTTGGAGGAGCCTCTCAGACTCCCTGATACTCCTACCGGCCACTATGAACTTCAGTTTCAGTTTCAAGGGGTCTGTGCTGGCCTTCTCAGGGTAATTGGTGAATGAGTAGGGGTAGTTCGTGAATTCCACCTTCCTCACCGGCCCGTTCGGGATGTCCGAGTCCGGGTGTAGGTGGGCTCTGAAAGCACCGCTATGCACCCCGTTCACGGTGAAACCCGGCGTCTTAGGAGTTACCTCGTCATAATACACTGTTACCTTTGGCTTCGAGAACCTTAGGCGGATATGGTTCATTGTAGTGGAATTCGCGGTGAGTTTCACCCGCATATCACTGACACGGCCCACCTCCAGGACATCCCAGCCAATGGAGGAGGCTTCCATCTCCTCTATCCCAAGAGACTCGAGGTGAAGGTTCCATTTATCCGCCGGCCCCCCAAGGGTGACGCGCTCATCCATAGGGGTTTTCATATCCTTCCCCGCGCAGAGACCGCCGCCGAGGCAGATCCTCGGGGTGAAATACGCGTTCCTGGACCCGACCCAGGAGTCATCCATCAGTTCCTCGCAGGAGACGTCCAATTCCACTTGGAATCCTGTGATCTCCTTCCTCACCCCAGAGGGGAGTTCTGGGATCCTCGGGGTGAAGATGAAGCCACCATCTACGCCGAAATTGTCCAGGACAACCTCCCATCTCCCAGTGGCTTCATCGTGGCGTGTCACAACCCCCTTCTGGTACTCACCCCCTGATGGGACCAGGACTGGGTCTGAGATGCGCAGGGAAACAGCCTTCGACACTCCTGTGACCGCTCCGAGGTTCACCTTGAGATCCGAGGTCCCTGGGGGGATCGGGACCCTCACCTGGACTGGTGTGGCTGACAGAAGGTTCCTGAATGAGTATAGGACCGTTTCCCCTGATACAACCGCGTACTCGTAGTCTGATCCTGTGAAACTCCACCCATATTTCTCCTCATCCCTAGCGACGTAGAATACGAGTTCGTAGTCCCCATTCTCCCACTCATCATCCGAAAGGTCCAAGTCCACGGGGACTGAATGGAGGGCGGGCTTCACAGTGGACCCTGTGATCATAGAGACGAGAGTGAGAAGCTCCCCGGTCATCACATCCTCTATGTGGCTCAGATGCCACTTCCCTGACTCATTCGCTGTGATCTGCAGGTAGAGGCGGGCGGTGGTGCAGGAGGAGCATGATATCGTCCACACATCCCCCGAGATCGACCCATCAGAACCGCCCCCCGTGGCGAATGTGGCCCATGGGGGCTTCGTGATCCTCACCTGGCGCCCGTTCAGGCTGCTGTGACCTGTGGCGGTGATCTGCAGGGTCACAGTCTGCCCTGATGGGCATATGATGTAGTCGTCGCATGTGACGGTGATGGAGGGGTCTGTGACCGTGGTCTGAATCGAAGAGGTCTGGTTTGTGACGGTCTCAGTGATTCTGACTTCCTTCGCACCTGCGGCAGTGTACTTCCCCTTCACTGTGAGGGTGGCTGACCCACCACTACCCGGGAGGGCGCTCCAGACCATCGAGGAGGGATCGAATGATCCATCAGTCGTCGTGTAGCTCGTCACCTGGAAATCTGAGCTGAAACTGAGGTTCACGGGGACGTTCTGGGTGTGAGGGCACTGGTTCGCATCAGAGAGGGTGAAGGTGTACGTCACCTCATCATCCCTATCACAGGTCTCTGTTCCCTGAACTTGCACAGTATAGGAGGGCTCTGTGTATGTGACGATGAAATGGATGTTATCTAGGTAGAGGTAGCCCTGGTTGTAGCTCGTGTTCCTTTTCGGGTTCCAGTAGGCTCCGTATCCACCGGATAGGAGTTCTGAACGTGTTGGGAGGCCTGTGGTGAACTCAGCGTAGGATGTTCCCGCGGAGGTGGGTGCTGCGGTGGTCGTGGAGACCGTGGAGGTCTTGCATCCCGCCCCGGATTTCCAGAGGCAGACGTAGGCTCCTGGGATGGTGGGGACGCCTGTGGTCCCGCCTGAGGGGTTCCTCACGTACCATCTCCATTCCACGCGGACCTTTGTGATTTTCGTGTTCACTGGGATGGTCCCTGTGAGTGTGTGGGCCTTCACACGCCCTGGTTTGGAAACGGTCCCTGTTCTGGACGCTATCTGGCTTGTGCTGGCATATGAACCGTCCTTTTCCTTGATCCTAGGGAGGTTGTACCAGACCGTTTCCGTGTATGTGCCGTACTTATCCTTCTCTATTCGCTCATACGCCATCTGCGTGGGCTTCAGGGTTGTTGTTCCCACTTTTCACTCCTCCTTCACTTCAGCAGGGTGAATTCCACTGTTTTCCCATCGATTTCAAGGATCTCCGTGCCCTCTGGGGCTATGTCAGGCGGCCCTGCTGCGTATAGTATGGTGATGGTGACTGGGAAGCGCCTCACCGCCCCAGTCCCTGTCATCAGCCCATCCTCAATGACTATTTCACCCATCACAGACTCCTCCTAGCCTCATTCGTATAGTAACCTCCATAACTCCTGTCAAAAGCCTTAAGGAACACCCTATCACCCGCAATCCTCTTAAGAATTGTTGGATCGGTGATTTTCTGCTTAATCTTCTCAGCCAAAGCCTCTTCATCCATACCGGGCCCCGCATGGACCTCAACATTGATATTCACGGTGCTATGAACCTCCCCGGGCCCACGGGGGACGGTGAAATCATCCGGACCTGGACCGTACCCTCTGACCTTCGGAGAGGTCCAACCGTACCCGTACTGGAAGGCAGTGGTGTCAAACCAGAGCCCGGCGACCCGCGCGGCGCAATGGGGGATCCCATTCCATGATAAACCGCATTGGACGCTAGCAGGGAGGCCCCAGGCATGTGCAAGGGCTGCGACGACCCTGGCGCCATCATAACAGTTGAACGCGCCCCGTCTGAGGAGCTGCTGGATGCTCAGGCCGCTGCTGCCCCTGTAGAAGCTGTACCGTGTCGCTCCGATGACACGTGAAATGAAGGGTATGAAACCTGTCAATGACCCGAAAACGCCCTCAGGGGGCCATTTCCGGAAAGCCCCGACCTTGACGCGCATCCCAGGGAGTGGGGAGAACTCCCTGCGGTCTATCATCCTGTTCACGGTTGGGATCCAGCGTCTGCTCTGATCCCAGCCCCCAGCGGGTAGCAATGAGCATCCATCCTCCCAGTATTCTTCCTCCAGGCGGCGGAGCTCACGAGAACTCATACTTATCAGAGCAGGGCTTGGGGGTCGGATCTCATCCTTCACGAGGCGTGGTGATGGGCCTGCTGGGGCTGGGAGGCGGAAGCTCCATGATCTACCACCACCACCGCCTATGCGTGGCGCTCCGGCCGGTCCACCGGCCGGGCTCCGGATGTACGCGAAGAAACGCTCAATGTTCCGTCTTAGCGTGTTTATGTGGCTTGTGCTCCCTGTTTTCGTCTTCTCGGCGGTTGCAACAACCCCGTTTTTCATTTCGGTGAAGGAGCGTGTCGCTGCTTTCTTCACGCCTGTCATGGCGGTGGACACATCCCTCCTCATCATATCGAAGGAGCTGTGTATCTTCTGCGTACCCGTCCTGGTCGTGTTCTGCATGTTCATGAGGCTGGTCCTGGTCGTGTTCTGCATGTTCATGAAGTTGGTTCTCACGGCATCGAAGCTTCCCCGCCAGGTCTGCGCTGTGATATCCTGTATCTTCCGGATCGGAGTCCACTCACTGATGATCCTATTAGGGGTCACCGTGGGGGTGACTGCGCTGGGTGCAGGTGCAGGTGCAGGTGCAGGTGCTGGTGCAGGTGCTGGTGCAGGTGCTGATGGCATGGCTGCTGCAGGAGGGCTTGGCATGGACACGGTGCCCACACCCCGGCGGATAGCATCACCCCATCCTGAAGCAGCCCTCTCAGCGTCTGCACGGCGATCATGGAAGTGCTGGATGACGGAGTCGATGTCACTGGTGATCTGCTTCTGTATTATGGATGGTGACTTTATATGGAGAGCTGATTTGATCCCATCCCAGATACGCTTCCCAAACTTTTTAGCAGCATCGTATGCTTTCCCCGGGGCCTGCTTAATCTTATCAATCACATTCATGAGTTCATTCCAGACCATTCCTGGTAGGCGGCGGAGGAACTGCATAACCCCGTCTATGACCTTCTGGCCTGTCTGACGGGCGATCGCCCACATCCTGTTAGTCCAGTTACGAGCCCTCTGCACCGCCACAAGGAGATACATCCATATCCTGCCGGGTAACCCGAGGATGGCTGAGACAACTGAACGGACGAACCCCGCCCCAGCCCTTAGGCCCGCTGAGATTAATTGAGCGCCGAACCGGACCACAGCAAGGACAATCTGCATGAGGAGCCCCCCGATCGTGGCCCTGAAGGCGTTCCAGACGATTGAAAGGAACTGGGTGACCGTGATGTTCCCCTGGAGAAGCTGCATCAGTGCAGCGTTAAACTGGCTAATGAAGGATACTACTGTCCCGATCACCTGACCCACGAGGATGAGGCCCTGGATGAACCCACTGATCACCATGGCGATGACCTGGATCACCGGGGCCAGTGCCCTGATGATATCCGCGAGGAGGCGGATCGCCGGGACCACCACGTACTGCAGGATCCAACCCACGATCCGGATAATCTCCACGAAGATCTGTAATGGGCCGCTGGCCTGGGAGGCGCCACTACCAACCCCCTTCACAGCATTACCCGCCTCCCGTGCCGGGTTTATGGCTTTGGTCAGCTCTGCCCAGGCATCACTCAGAGCCTGGAACACAGGCTGCAATGCAGCCCACAACTGATTCAACGCCACCCCCAGGTCATTGAAGGCGGCTCGTAACTGCCCGAGGACCGCCTGGCCCTCAGCACTCTGGACCCACTGATACCAGGCCATCCTGAGCTGCTCGAAGATGAACCTGAGTGTCTGCAGCGGATTGATCAGGAAACTGATCCACACCCCGAGGGGTCCGAGGGCTGATATAAGACTCCTCACACCCTCAGTGGTGGTGTAGAAGGATACTATGAGCCTGCCGAGCCATGAGAGGAACCCGCCAACCGCGGAGACCACAGGCTGCAGTGCCCCCCAGAGTCCCTGCAGGGCACTCCCCAGGGACGTGAGGCCCGCCACCATCACACTCAGAACTGGGCCGAAAACCGTTAGGAGGGCCTGGAATCCCCTGCCGAGCACACTTAAAACCTGCCCGGCCACACCAGCGAGCCAACTGAGCGCCCCGCCAAGCGCGGACATGATGCTCTGCCCAAGGCGATTCACAGACTCCCTGAAGGATTCATTCGTCCGGTAGAAGTATATGAAAGCCGCTGTGATCGCGGTGACCGCTATGAGAGCCACGCCCAGGGGGCCGGTGAGGAAGGCGATGGCGGAGCCCAAGAGGCCAGCCCCGCCCGCAGCGCCAGCGAAGAGGCCGGGTAAAGCCGCCAGAGCCCCCTGGAGGAGGCTGAAGCCTATTGAAACTGTTTCAACCAGTGATATGAGTGTTGGGAGGGCTGTGATGAAAACTAGCAGCCCAACACCGCCCGCTACAAGTGTAGCGGCCCATCCGTGGGTGGCTTCATTCAGGCTGATGAAAGCCTGCATCACACCCGCCAGGATGGGCAGCACACTCCCCGCCAGGCTGGTGAAGACCTCCATGATCAGGTCCTTCGTCAGCTCCCAGTAGATGAGGGCTCTTTGCTGCTGGCTGAGGCCACGGTACCCCTCTTCCTTCAGCGCCTTGTCGAGGGCGAGTATTCTCTCCGAAATCGTCTTCTGCTGGCCCAGATAGTCCACATGATCCTTTAGGATACTGGTACGGGCCATTTCCGCCGTGTTCCCAGTGTTTATGTAGGTTATAAGGTCCTGCTCGACGTCGATCTTGTTTTTTCCCATCATCATCGACGCCATGTAGTAGTCGGAGGCCACCTGGCCCAGGAGGCGGAGTTCGGAGGCTGTGAGGCTCGCCTGGTTCGCGATAGCCCCTGTGATGAGCTTGTTGATGAATCCGCCAGGCGCGGGGGATTCTATGTTGATCTGGCGGATGATACTGGCGAATTCCCTGGCCTTCTCAGCCCCGACATTCATCTCCATATACGCTGCGAACATGTCACGTTCCATCGCAGCGCTGAAGGATTCTGATGCGAGCTGAGCAGCCCCGAAGGCCCCTATCAGGCCCGATATGTTCGATGATAGGGTGTCGAGGGATGCTGACGCCCCGCTCACTCCTTTCTGGATCCTGCTGAAGGCGGAGGATGCCGCGGAGCCCACTCGGCTGAAGACACTTGATATACTGGTAGCTGCGCTTGAGAAGGCCCCGATGAGTCGTGTTCCTGCAGAGGTCGCCAGGGTGGAGACACGGCCCATGGCGGATGATGCTGCTGTGGAGATCCTCTGCATGCTACCCGCAGCTCGTGCTGCTGCTGTGGTGGTGGTGGTGTTGAGGTGGTTCATTGCGGTGGATGAGGTGGTGGCTGCCCTGGTGAAGGACTGTGTGATAGTCCCACCGGCCCTTGTGGCCTCCGCGCTCACCTTTCGGAGGCCGTCAGTGTTCGGGGTGAGTTTCAGGCTCGTGGCGGTCCTACCGAGCTTTGTGAGTGCATTGGAGGCTTTCCTGGTTTCGTTCTGCACGTTTACCAGTGATTTCCTGGCATCTCCACCTGCACGGTTCATTGCAGTGCCCGCTGTCCTCGCGGAGTTCTGCATGGCCCTGAATGAATCCTGGGCTGTTCTGGCGCCTTTTTTGAGCTCCCCGCTGAAACGGTCTAGGAGCTTCACCACGATCCCTATTTCTTTCATCCGCACCACCATCCGGGCCCTTCAGAGTTTCTGAGCCCGCCTGAGGGCTTCTCTACGCACACGTCCACTATGACTTCCTCCTTTCTTCAGCTCAGCGCCCATAACCCCGGCGAGGAACTCCCGGTCCTCCTCCAGCTTCAAGTAGTAGGAGTGGATGATGAAGGCCTTCTGTTTCTCCGTCAGATCCCCGAGAGTCTCTGCTAGGGGGTGTCCTGAGTCTATGAGGGCCCATAGGCCCCTTCCAGTCTCTGATTCAGCGAAATTCACTGATAGCGTCCAGATCATCCTCTGTGAGTCCTGATACCTCCACTACTTTCTCAAATATCTTCTTGACGATTTCAGGCGGGAGTTTTTTCACATAATCCTCGTCTACGTCCATGGAATAGGATATCGCCTTGAACCGCACCTCCATCCTCATCTTCAGCGCCTTTTCGAAGTCGAATTCCTGTTGGAAGCTCTGCATCTGATCCTTCACGCTCGCCCGGCGCTGTTTGGGCGTCATATCAAGCATACCCTCCAGGTTGAGCGTTGCTTTCATCCCACGCTTCTCCAGGGCCTGTAATTCAAGCAGTTCGGCTGATGAGAGGGGTCTGAGGTATATGGGCTTCGAAAGGCCCTCTATTTGGATTTCATGGTATTTTTCGGTTCCTTTCACGATCTCCTCAAGGAGTTCCATGTTTTCCTTCATCTTCGCCATCATATCACTCCTATTCTGTTACCTGGCCCTCATCACTCTCCACTTTCACGTAGAGGGGTGTTTTCTTGGTTGTTGAACCGTCCGCTAGGGTGACGGTTCCCATCTCACATTTCAGGTCCATTGAGAGTGTCCTGGCCTCAGCGCCCTTGTAACTCGTATCTAATTTGGTTATGTAGGCCCTAGGGGCCACTAGGGTCATTGTACCCGCCGTTCCAGCGTCAAAAACCACGGTGACCTTTTCTGAGACGGCCGTGGAGTCCTCGCTCACACCATCCTCAGCACCCCAAACACGTTCCAGGAAGTCCTGATCGATGTACTGCTGATCAGGGCCTATCGGACGGAGCTCTAGGCTCATCTCACAGCCTTTCTCCCCCGTCATGTACATGTACGGGAACCTTGAGCCGAATCCGCGACCATAATCCTCCTTCACACCATTATCATACTCGAGGCTGAAGCTCTGCACGTATGAGGTGTACTCAGTCGCCCCAGCGCCTTCACCAAATGTGACGGTGACGTGATGATACGCTATCGGCCACACAGGACCCGGTTCGTTGAGATCGGTTCTTATCGCCGCCTTCTTATCCTTTCTGGCGACGATATCGGTTTTCATCATCGTGACAGCATCCTCCACCTCCAAGCTGGCCTTCTGCAGGACGCAGCCCAGGAAGACGTGCTCGTAGCTGTCCTTCCCCACTCGAGCCGTGAATGAGGGTAGGAAGGTGGATTCTGTCGCGTAGAACTCATGCTTGTTCTTTCCGCCGTCTGATCCTGCTGTGAAGGTGTATCCTCCTGTGAGGAAGTATAGGAAGTGCGGTATGGTCTTCACATCCACAGGGTACTCGAAACTCCCTTTGGGGGCGTAATAGCCTGGGATATGTCCTTCCTGGAATGGGCTGAGGCTGGGGAGTTCTATGATCGCATCGTCTGGGATGTCGAGGCTCACGGTGTCTGCGATTGTGAGATCATACTTCGACCCGCCAGCAGCCTCCTCCCCAAAGCTTGATTCCTTCTTAAATCCGAAATAACGTGTTGGCATGTCTTATCTCCTCCAAGAAACTTTCATCCTAATGGATGACTGAAGTCACATCATGCTCCAATTCATACCTCACAGCCAGATAACCTGTTTTCCCCGAAACCACGGGCGTGTACGTCACCCTCCCGATACTCGTGAGGAAAGAGGAGTGCCCCGCCCGGAAGAAAGCCTCATTCGTCTGCGCCTCCCCCAGGAGGAAGACCAGATCATCCAGGGCCTGCAGGAAGGAGGAGGGCCGAATACCCCTATACACCACCCACAGCTCCGAATGAAGCCTCTGCGGGAGACTGAACCGTCCCATGGAGTCATGGAACTCCATCCTCGCCGGATAGAGGGTTGCGAGAGCCCTCCGGAACTGTGGAAGTGTCTCGGGAAGCCCCAGGACCACCTCCCCAAAACGGCCCGTGGACTCCAAGTACTCCGCCAGATCCGTGTATATCTTCTTCACATCATCACATACAGCCATCATCATCACCTGAAAAGGGCCAGGAGGGCCTTGGCGTTATCCTCCACCACCCTCTCGGCTGGTGCTTCGCGCAGCACCCATTCGAACCATGGCTGCGCCTTCGCAGGCCCGGCTGAAGCCACAGGGTGCTCCAGTTCATCCCACCAGAGAGCCCGCTTCCTCACAGGGAAAACAGGCCCGCGGCCCTCATGCACATAGAGTGCGTAGGGCGCGCGGGTCATGTCCACCGAAACCACAGCCTCCAAGGGTCCCCGCCGGTATTTCAGGTGGGATCCGGCGAGGTTTCCTGTTTTCCGTGGTGATCTGGCCCGGAGCCGGTCTAGGTAGAATGTGGCGGTCTCCTCCACCATCCTGTGGAGGGCTTCAGGGGCCCTGTCACCCGCCTCCTGCAGGAGGCGTATGAGGGCTTCCCCGCCACTAATATCCACAGAGTACATGCACTAGTCACCGTACCTGTCATTATATGTGAATTGGGTCTTCCCATGGAGGACGCTGGTCTCAGATAGGGGTGAACGTGGCCTCACACGGGATTCGAGGCCCGTGAAGAGTTTCTCAAGGATTTCACGACCCATCTCGGTCCGTGGATTCGTGTACTCCTCCGACACCCCTTCCCTGATGAAGTCTATGATCATCCCCGCCGCAATGTTCTCCGCCGCGATCACCAGACTTTCCATGGATGTTTCGGGGAGTGAGAGGATGTCATAGCCCCTGGACTCAGCGTAGACTGACACATACTCTATAGCATGGATTTTCGCTGCTCGGAGGAGGCCCTGCGGCACATCCTCACCCTCCACGCTGCTGAGGCTCAGTATCCTCTCATCATCCAGGTCTATGGCCATCAGGGTCACGCTCACGTGCTTATCGTCCCTGCCATGATGCTCTTTGGCTCGCGGACGTTCACACCGATCTCCATCCAGAGTTCCACGATGTTACGGTGCGGCGCACCATCCTCCTTGAACTGGTTCACGTTTATCAGGCCATCGGGGATCCCGTACACATCTTTTCCGGTGAGGGCTGAGTATTGTGGGTTCGTGTACTTTTCTAGGATCCCTGGTTTCATGTTTCCGCTGAGAACGAGGAAATTCGCGCCTTCCATCGTGTTCTGGACGTTGTAGATCTTCAGGCCGTCCAGGTCGACTTCTTCTTCCTGTGGTGTGCGTTCTATCACGTTCCTGGAGCCCTCTACTGATATGATGTAGTCCTGGAGGGCGTAGAATGGATCGGCTTCCAAGTAGACCCTGTCAGGTACGAAGACACCACCAGTGGCCTCATTGAACGCCTTCCTGATTGCTAGGAGGTCTGCCCTGGGCCTCCTGGTTTCAGGATCTCCCCAATCAGTGAGGTCTGCAGGGGCGTCCACGGCGGCCGCCTCCGCAAGGGCGTTCGCCACGTACGTGTTGAAGGTGTAGGCGAGTCCTGTGGCAGCATACTGGATAGTACGGTTCACATCAGAGTCGAATTGTGACCTGTTCGCCTGCTGATCCGTGTACTCGAATTTGTACCCAAAAACGATGGTGTTCCCGGATATGGCCTGTTTAGGTTCAAATTTGATCGTGGTAAGGTCAGCTAATTCCGTGGCTGGGACTGGCTCGGACAGTGAGCCGTCCGCAAGGTCAGTGAGCGGGTTTGCGGACTCCACCACACTGGTGAACTCCCCCGTTTCGTTCTGGACCGGATCCAGGACGTCCAGGAACCGTAGTCGGGGTATGAGGAGTTCTGTCATGTAGAATTCCAGATTGTGCTTCCTGAAAAGCTGCTTTGCAGGAACGGTTTTGACAGTTGTCTCTATTCCCATATATATCACCTCATATCTCCTTTTTCACCCTACTGGGTTGTGTCCGTGTCCTTCATGATGTAGTACCCGAGGAGGACGGGTATTTCAGCACCGCTGTTCGCAGGGGCGGATTGGAGGGCTATCATGCTGGTGGATTTCACAGCAGAATCGGTCGCCTTGTTCAGTTTCTGGTTTCCGCCGGCGAAAACGAGGTAGTCGCCTGCTGTGACGGCTGCGTTGCTTGAAACGAGTTTCATGGTCCTCACAGCCTTCCCGAAGAGTTCGATGGTCGCTATTCGTGGTTTGTAGTTCCCTTCGGTGAGGGTTTCCCCGAGGGAGCCCTGTGGTTCCTTCCCCTGGAATTGTGGTTCGGAGACCACTACGCCCAGTGGTGGATTCGTGGAGCTCTGTGGGGATTTTTTCACCTTCATATCCCCCGCGATCTCCACTATGTCACCCTTTCGGGTTGGGGCCTGGAATGAAGCCCCTATCTCGGTTCCGCGGGCAGTGTTCACCTCGGCGAAGGTGAGTGTACCTTCGCTGAGCTCCATAGCCACTTTCGGGCCTATCTCGCCGATGTTGTACTTTCTAGCCATACCTTATCACCTCAAATAGTCTTTGAACTCCTCCCTGAACTCCTCATACGGATCAGGGTCCTTTGAAGTCTTCTTCTTCGGGACGGAGAGTCTTCTGGCCTCGATATGGAGTGGTTCATACTCCATGATCCTCTCATACGCCTCCGGGGCGAGAGAGGCGAGCATAACATGCTCTGAGACGAGTGAGGGGTGCACGAGGCCTTTTTCCACATATTTTTGGACCATTTTTTTCGCGGCCAGTTCTCTGAGATCATCCTCAGCCTCAGCGGCTTTCATAGCCTCCACGGGCTTCTCAGGAGTCTCAGTCTCTTCTTCCACCTTGGGGGGTGACTGCGGCGCCCCGCCTTCGCCCCTGAAGGGTTCCAGGGCGGATAAAAGATCCTGAGCCTGCCCGATAAGGTCCTCCAGGAACTTGGTGACCGCCATGAGCGCGTCAGCAGCTCCAGGAGCCTCAACCTTTTCTTCTGGTTCATCAGCGCCTTTAACGACGCTTTGAACTGTTTCTTTCTCTTCTGGGATACTATCCACCTCCATACTCTTTCCATGACCATGGATACGTCCATAGGACGCCTCCACGGTGTGAACATAACAAATAGGACACGCCGGTGTCTCCACCACGCTGAAGGAATTCAAACGCACGAGTTTCATGGGAACGAGGACCCGGCCATCCTCCTCCAGGACCACCTCCGCGTCGATGCTCACACCCCTCCCCGACCCTGCGTTCAGGATTTCAAGGGCTCTTGGATGGATTGGGAGGATCCTGGTGGCCCTCAGAACCCCATCAGTGAGTTCGACGCTTGTGATCAGGGCTATCTCCCCATATTCATCTGAGAGGATGGTTTGGTGCGCCTGCAGGTGGTCCACGTCCACCGAGACCCCTCCTCGGAGGAGGATCTGCTCCTCGCAGGCTTCGTGGACGGCGTGGAGGAAGTCCCTGGTGATCCTGACCTGCCTGCCCTCACCATCGACTGAGGGTGTGATCTCACCCTCCGCAAGGAGTGTGATGTCACAGGCCTTCAGGATAGTCTCTGGGTCGTAGCCTGCATCCTTCATATCATCCTCTGAGAGCAGACCCTCCCTGAAGGCCTGGTAGAGGATGGGTCGGACGTACCGGTGGTTTTTCAGTCCAAGGGCCTTCGCGACCAGGTATTTCACGTCGGGGATGGTTAGGCATCCCCCAACATCCTCATCCTCATTCAGCTTGCATTCACCGTCAGAGTCAAGGTTCATGCTTCGTCTTTCCTCTATATCCTTCTGCGTGAGGCCCCCGGCCGCTCCGATGAGACCGGAACCGGACCCATTGGAAAGCCGGAGATTATATCTTTTCACGAGCTTGCGGAAGGCTTTCAGGAGGGCTTTCGCCTCCTTACTCCCTTTTTCACATGCTTCCATAGGTGCTGACATGTCTTTTTCCACCTCCACAATCTACCCTCCTCTGGTGATCGGCTGGCGGCTCTGACGCCTCAGATCCCCCGGAATCTCACTGAGAGGTAGCCATGAGATCGTACATCGGCAGTTTGGGTGCAATGGGGGTATATTCGCCGTGTCAGAGGCTGGGAAGATCACCTCACCGAATTTGTACCGTTCTCTGCAGATCGGGCAGGGGTCACGGTGTGTGGTGACCCGATAGTAGGCCTCGTGGCCGAATTCCTTGATCCCAGCGTAGTAGTTCAGCAGATTGTTCGCCCGCATCATCTCCGTCCGAACCACCCTTTTCACACGGTACTTGGGGAGTTCTGAGTATCTATCATGGAGCTCCTTCATGATCTCCGTGTACGGGGTTTTCTCAGCCACCCTCCGGGAGATGAAGGCGCGGAACTCGGCCAGGAACTCCGTGTTCGCCTTGGATAGGTATGTTCTGATCCCTGTTTCGAGTATCACATGGTACAGGCTCCGCATCTCACCCATACTCGCAGGGTACTGGGAGATTATCCCCGAGGCCTTCTCTATGACCTTCTCAAGGCCTGGGATGCTCAGGATCGGGTTCTCCAGTTCAACGCGGAGCTTGCGGAGGAACTCATCATCATCACGGATATCATCAGGGTCTATGCTGAGGATGGTGCTGTATGAACGGAAAAGACGATCTATGAGGGCTTCTGCTTCCTGCACCGTCCGTATATTCCTCCGGGTGATCCTGTCCAAGTCGGCGGGTGTCATCCATCACCACCACCATCATCATCAGGTATGGACCTGGCCAGGTCCTGCAGGAAACGGACTGGGTCCTCCACCTGCTCCTCCACGTCACCAGGCTGGTGGGGTGGAAGACCCACAGGACCTGTGAAGACGTTGCTGAGATCCACTTTCTCACCTGTAGTGTCCTCAATCGCGAATTCCAGGAGCTTGCGGAACCAGTCACCTTCAGTGGGGATGATCATGTTCGAGAAGTACCCTTCTAGGGCTTTGAGGAGGCTGATCGTGTCACGAACCTCGAAGGTTTCGAATACGAAGGATGGGACCGCGTCCAGGTCCTCTACGGGGAAGTTCATCCTGAGGAGGCGGTGGAGCAGGTCGTCCAGTGCAGCGGCTGCCACGTCCCTGTGCAGACCATCCAGGATCGTGGAGAGGACTTCGCTCTGCACACGGGACTGGGCGTAGGACCCCGTGCTATCCCCCTGCCCCATGATCAGGGTTCCGATGAAGAAACGGCGGAATATGACCATGTCATTCCACTTGAGGAAGTCGAAGAAAGCCCCGCCATCCTTCGAGGCTTCTATGACCTCCACATCATCCTCACGGGTGATCGTGATCTTCGACCTGCCCCCTTCAAGCTCCAGGAGGGCGTTCTGCATAGCCTCCAGGTTCGCCAGGTCCGTTTTCCCGAGGACGATAGGATTCTCATGGTGTTTCAGGAATAGGAGGAGCCATTCCATCGTTTTCTCCTTATGGAGGACGTTATCATAGATTCCGGTCAGAATACTCCTCCCGCGGAGGTCATTGAAGTAGCCGCCGTAGGAGAAGAGCAGAAGCTTCTCACGGGGGATGTAGACCTCCTCACCATCATCCAGGACCTGCAGGAGGCCCCGTAACTCACCCGTGCGCTCATCCACGTCCCAGGAATCGGAATCGTAGACTGTGGATGGGTGTATGGGTATCAGGTCAGAGACGTACACCTCCCCTGAGGCCTCCGTAGCATACACGACCTCAAAGGCGCTGAAACCGTAGAGGATGGCTGTGTACAGGTTTTTCCTGATCCCGCGCTCATTCCTCATCAGGAACCGGTAGAGGCGCTCCGCAACCCCTGCGAACCGTGGATCCGCATCCTCAAGGCCCCTGAGGAGGAGTTTACGGGTTAGGAGGGTTGATTCAATGATCTCGTAGGCGGTCTGGACCTGTGGGTCCATAAGCGCGAATTCTATCTGCTCATATGAAAGATCACGGCCTATCTGCTTCGGTTGCTCCGAACGCTCATCCAGTGAACGGATATTATACTTGCTAGAGAGGGCACGATCCCGGCTAGGCTGGAAGGCCATCCTGATACGGCTGAAGCCGGATCGGAGGCCCCTAATCACTCCCTTAACATTCATCCTCATCATGTCACCTCATGCCCAAAACGTCCTTTTCCACGCGTCACAGCCCCGTAGACGGCCAGATCGGACCCTCCGCGCTGAATAAGGTAATTGAAGGCCCCGCAGACACTGTCCACCTGGTCATCATGCACCCCATGGCGTGGGAAGACAGATAACTCATAGAGGAAGTCATCACTCCACGGAGCATCCCGCACAAACACCCTACCGGCCTCAGCATAACTGCTCAGGGGCCTGGCACGCTGAAACTTGTCCTTCACAGGTCTAACACCATACACGATCTTCCCATCCAATTTCCGCTTGAAATAATCGACTATCATCTTCCCGGAGGCCCCTGGCTCCTGCTCGATCAATATGATCGTGTCCTGACCATCCTTCTCAGCATTCCAGAGTATACGCTCCTCCACGTCCCTCGCGCTGGCCTGGAAACGATCCACGTCAAGGACGTAGTAGTATCCATTCGCATCCACACCCATCAGGGTCCCCACGGTCCAATCCGGGTCTTTCCCCGCGCCTGGAGGCGTGGAGGCAATATCCCAGAACCGGACCCTCCGCAGGAGGTTCGGGGGATCCAGTGCGAAGCGCTGGAACCATTTCTCCTCGAAGAGCCCGCCCTTCTCCTCAGCCATCCAATCACCATCCTTCAACTGGCGCCTTGTTATCGGATCAAGCTTCTTCAAGGAATCCAAGTACCCTGAATCAAGGAAGGGGTTATCACGGAACGTGGCGGGGATGAAATGCGCTTCCTCATCCAATATGAACCGTTTACGGACCCAGCGGAGCCCGGAGCCCGTGGGGTTCGTCGCGGCCCGCATACGGAGAGGTACAGGGTTATCAGAGGTCTTACGGAGCCTGCTGAACAGGAAAAGGTACTGGTGCTCCGTGAATTCAGTCAACTCGTCGAATCCGATGAACTGGAACTCAGTGGACTGATACCTGTACTTATCACGGTCAACGTCGATATGACCAAACGTCAATGTGGCTCCGGAGGGGAAACGCCACGTTTTCTTCTCACCAGCCCACTCAGCATCAGTACTGTGGAGCCACTGATGCGCACGATCGATCAAACCACCAGGGAGGGTTAACTCGGGGTAGTTTCGGCGAAGGAGAAGCGCACGATAATCCTCCACGTGAACATACTGCAATGCTGCCATCAGAAGACCTTCGGACTTCCCACCACCAGCCGCTCCACCGTAGAGGACCTCAGGTTCATCAGATAGGAGGAAAAGAGCCTGCTTCGGCGTGGGGATGGTGGGGATGAACTCATTCAGGATTATCCCCTCAATGAAGGCCTCCACGGACTCCCTGGGGTGTTCGTCAAGGAAATCGTACTCCCCCTTCTCCTTCAGCTCCCTGAAGACCTCCATCTTCCTCTCAACCCGCTCGGCAGGGTCCTTCACCTCAATCAGCATCTGACGCCTCCAGTTCGATCACACGGGGCTTTCTTTTCTCTGTTTTCTCCTTCATCAGCTTCTTCATCAGGTCTTTCGCAGCCTTCTCCTTCACCTCAGTGACGGGCCGGGACTTAGCGGATGAGGATTTAGCTGCCTTCCCACCGCCCGGTTTAGCTTTACCATCATCACCATCCTCCAATGAGGCCTTGGAAACTTCATAGGCGGATTTAAGGGCCAAGGAGATGTTATAGAACTCTGAACTCCTAACAAGCTCCCCTTGGCTCGTTTTCTGACGGAGGAGATCCACATGCTCCCCCAAGAGGAGAGCTAGGCGCATGCTCGTCTCGAAGAAGATCAGATCCATCCCCGCGATACTCCTCGCGATCTGATCAGCCCTGAGACGATCCAGATGAATCTTCACACGCTCCTGAACCCTCTCACGCCGGCTACCCCAACCCTCCTCCTTCGCACGTTTCAGAACAGCATGATATGAAACCCCATGCTTCGCAGCGAGATCCTTCAGGGTTGGGAAGACGATAGAACCATCCTCCCGCGTCACCCCATGAATATACTCCTTCTCCACCAGGCCCCAGTCCACGTCCACACTGATCACCACCATCACCTGAAACCAAGGAAGATGAGATCCTTCACGATAGCCGCTAGCATCGTCCCAATGAAGATTTTGAGGACCCAGCGCATCTCATTTATAGTCCCCTCAAGGAGGAGGACGCTCCGCCTCATATTCTTCATCTCCTCCATGTATTCAGCGAGATCAGCCCTCAGATCACATATCCGCTCATCCTGGACGCTGTTCACCTTCTTATACTCCGAAAAACCCTCCCGGAGCGACTCCAGGTTCACTTCAATCCGCTCAATCCTCTTCTCATTTAAACAGGAATTTTCATGCTTCCGATCCACCATCAGAACCTCCACGCACCTCATCCTAGAAACCAGAACTGAGGAGGCTGCTATGCCCCCTCATCAGGACCGTCATCATCAGCGGCAGAGGAATTGGAAGGGGGATGAGAAGCACGAGGATACAGGAAATCGTACGTAAAAGCCGCTAGACTCAGGATAAGGGGCGCGTAGGCACCTAAACCAACATCCTCCAATAGACGAACCCCTAGATCAGGATTAGACAGGAGTAGACCCTCAAAAACCACAACAAACCCGAGAACGTACGTGCTCAGCCAACCATTCACGTTTCTCCAATCAAAAACCATATCATCACCTCAAAAAGCTTCAAATAATCAACCCCCACGGGAAATCAACCCGAAACCCCGCAGAATACTCATAAGGCCCTGAAAGGACCAACCCACAGTCCTGACACGAGAACTCCCGCCGAAGCGGATCCCAAAACACCTGATCCGAAAAACACTCAGGACACGAACCCCAAACAGGAGGAGGAATCGCCAAGGGCCCCGGGGACACTTGAGAATCCCGAAAACCACTACTAGAACGCCCAAGAAGCCTGCGAAGCTCCCGACGAACCACCCCAGCCTCCACACGATGATCAGGATTCCGATGAGGCCCCAACCTGCCCTCACCCAAACCCTCCCGGCCAAGACCACGTAACAAGCGCCGATACCGCCTCTGATACTCCCGCTTCTGCTCCCGCCTCACCAGGACAGCGCAAACAGGACAATACTTCCTCCGAGACGGGGGGATAAGCTCCCCGCAACGCACACAAACCCTACGCCGAGAATACACTACCCAAATCCCCCTCTACACATATATGCGTGGACACCACCCCCATCCACACACCTGCAGGATGACCTGCAAGATGACCTCCAGGACCCACACAAAAAAGAGGAAAAAAAGGATAGCAGGGGACAAAAAAAAGAGTGGTGGGGGGATCGCGCGGCTCTCATCAGACATCCCGAGGGGAGGTGACACCATCATGGAGAGACCAGACTGAGGGGAAACCCACCACAAAACCAAAAAAAAGCAGCCGCGCAACACCCCAAACCCACCATGAGAATCTATATAATCCCTGGCACATATAAACCCATCCCAGAAACACCGAAACAAAAAAAAATATATACAAAAAGAAACAGAAAAAGAAGACGGGGGAACACCACACACCACCCCCACACAAAGAAAAAAAGGAGAGGTGAAACCGATGGCATGGGAAGAGACAGATACCCTGGTCCACTTCTACCAGGACCAGAACGGAAACCTGTACCTGAAACTCCCCGGAGGAAACATCCGGAGAGTCCGAGAAGAACGCCAAGAAAAACTCAGGAAGAACCTAGAGAAAATAGGGTACCAACCAACACCCATAAAGGTAAACAAAAGACCAGAAGAAACAATCACCAGCATCCTCCAGGAAGGAGGCCCCCGAAGACTACCACTCCCCACCGGAGCAACCATAACAATCTACACAGAAAACAAGGAACTAAAAGCCACCCTCATCGAAGAAGAAATCGTCACAGAACTACGCGGACCACAAGAAATCCTAGAAATCATCATACACCACAGCGAAGGAGGAGAGTGAGCCCAATGACGAAAATAAGACTCAACCTCACCCCACCAACCCCAAAACTACCCCTCACCAACCCAGAACAGATCACAGCACGGGAAAGAGAGAGAATAATCATCCAACTCTACAGAGAAGGCTACACAGAACCAGAAATAGCGAACATACTCCTCACAAACATCCCCCTGGTCTCAGAGACACTCAGAAACCTCCCACCGGAAGAAAAACAGAAACCACGCGTCCGCATCGACGGGAAAATCATCACACCACACGGAGGACGCGGACCACGACCCACCATCTTCGAAATCCTCCTACTCGACCTCCTAAGCCGATTCTTCACCAGGACACTCAGCAGCCGCACGCTGGGAATCAGCCCCAACGTCGGCATAAACAACATCAGAGCCCTCAAAGCATGCGAATACGATGAAATCTTCACGAAATACAAGGAAAGCCACGGAGAAGACCCCAGAGAAATCTTCCGGAGGATCTGCATGGAGACAACAGGAAAACCACCCGAACAAATCACCCTAGGAGACATCCAGCGACACGGCGGAAAACTCGTGGAGAACACCAAGAAGGAGATACAGAGACGCAGGGAGAAGCTGATCAAGCAAGACCCAGACGCAATCATCCAAAACGCCATGACACCAATACAACACACACGACCCCGGAGGTCATACCAGTGACACCACCAGGAACACTCTTCCTCACATGGACCATCCTCACCGCCACCATAGCCAGCCTCATACTCCGCCTCACCCACCAGGAACCACCCAAACGCAGGAGACTAGAACCCAGAAGGAGAAGGAGGAAACCATGAAAAAACCCATCAAAAGAAGAATACGAAAAGACAAGGACTTCCAGAACTTCATACGGAGGAACGCGGAGAAAATCATCCGAGCAGAGAGCAACGCCGACATAATAAGACTCCGCACAGGAAACCCAACCAGGCCCGTGGACATCCTCATCCACACCCTATATACCATCCCCTTCCGCATCAGCATCAGAGTCAAAACCCAGGGGAGAGAATGGGAAACAATCCAAAACCCCCTCACCATCCTCCACCACACCCTCCAAGACCAGAGAGGATGGGAGGAGACAATAGAGAAGATCTTCCTCGCCAAAGACTCAGAGAAAGCGAGGAGGATCCTCCAAGAATACATAGAAGAACTAGACGGGGAGGTGAAAGAAAAACTCCTCATGGAGAACACGCGCAGAAAGCTTGAAGAAAAAATCCTAGACCTCCTATAGGTGGGGACACCACCCCCACCCCCACCACCTGCACAAAAAAATGGTATAAGGGCTGAAATATAATGAAATACTGGGCAGGAGAAACCCCAAACAAATCAATTAAACTGAAACATAACTATGTGATGGACAGTGTTATCAACTACTATCATCTAGAAGACCCCAAGATAGAATATGACTATAATAAACTTTTTCTTGATAACGGAGCCTACAGCGCCCTCAAAAATTCTCAAAAGAGCATCCTGAAGGAAGAGCGGGTCCTCAATATTCAGAAGACGTTAAAACCAGAATACACCGTTCCCCTGGATTATCCATTTACTCCAGGAATGGACAAGGTTGTCATGAAAAAGAGGTGGGAAAAAACAGCTGAGAACATTTTGAATACTGGATTGATGTTACAGACCTTAATCTTGT